TATATATTGATTGCCAAGTAGATATATAAACTCTTTTAGTCTCATGACCTTTATCAAGTCCTGCCATAATTTCATGGCAATCTTCAGTTGGAAAAAACCTTTCATCATATTCTGAATACTTACAGAAGTCAGCAAACATTTGTTTAACAAGGGAAGTGGTAGGTACAATGATTAAACACTTATCCTCATTAGTCATTAAAAAATATCTCATAAGGAGATATATTATTAATGATTTGCCTGATGCTGTAGGAGATACTAATAATCCTGATCGAGTTCTTAATCCATGTTCAACAGCTTCTAACTGATAATCTCTTGGTTCGAATGGTAGATTTAAAGGAGCTGCGCATGATATCCAATCTAATGGAGCAGGATAATCCATGCCAGGAAGGTTATATTTACTTGGAGGTTCTCTTAATACAGATATGAGTTCTAAATTTCTATCTCTACAAAAGGTTTTTATATGATTAAATAATCCAGAATATATGGATTGATCTCGTAAATTGAGTAGACGTACTTTACCATCCCATAGTTTATTACGAAATTGAGGCATGAATTTATATCCAGGAACAAAGAATGTAAAATATTCTGCTAGCTCCTGTATAATGCCTTTATCATCACAATCAACGTATAGGAATGAGTTGTCCTTTACCTTTACAGTTATCGATTCCATATCTATTTAAACACTTGCAACATTGTTTATCATTTTGTATTAATCTTTTATATAAAGCTTTCTTATCTTTATATTTATTCTCACTTATATTACGACATATGCATGCGATCATTTGCTTCCTTAGCTAATTTATGTGCATACTCTAATGCAGTCATTCCATCAGGATAGATTACATCTCGTGGTGCAGATTTTAATTTCTCTTCAGTTTCTTTAATTAATTTTTCAAATTTTTGTTTCTCAGCACAAGGTTTTAAGCCATTGCTTATACTATTATAGCTTATGAGTAATAGTTCTAATGTTTTTCTACTAAGCACCTGCCTCGAAACTCCGCCATTTAATTATGTTACCAATATTTTGGTGTCGCCATCTTATAGTACTCATAATTTCCTCCAGGGTTTCGATAAGAACCTTATCGTATTCTAATGCTGCTTGAGCTTTTTGGATATCAATATCTGCATCATAATAATAATTCATGTCACCTTTCAATGGTTTATTTAGTCCACCAAACGGATCATATTCCCATTTGTATATATCAATTTCTGGTTTGGATAACTTTCCATTATAATACAGCCACTTATTTTTAAGTAATGTTTTATAATCTAAGTCTTTTTTCTTTCTACGGATTTTAGCAATAGTAATTAATTCTAAATACTTACTATGCACACGTGCCATTCTGACAGTGGTGTCATCTAATTTTAAATCATCTATTATGGAATCTTCCTTCCACATTTTTAATACTTCTTCAATATTCATAATATACAGTTATACTTCTAATGGTTATATTATATCATAGTTTTACCTAAAGTACATAGGTGTTATACGAATTCGTAATATGAGTATTGAAATGATACAACAGCAGTAAGATATTCTGCATCAACTGTAGTAATTTCAAATGGTAAAGATGAAAGACTTGTAGGTTGAGCATCAATAAAACGTATTTGTTTTGCTACATTACTGTGTGAGCTCATAATAGTAAGTGTTAAGTCACGTACGTGATTAGTAATTGGCTGATCAGTTTCTATATTTGATTTAATCCAATCATATATCTCTTTATAATTTAAAAGATCTTCGTCAATTAAGAATGATACTTCAAGAGGACTATATACAATCTTATCTGCGGCCATTGCAGTATTAACAGATTTAAATGCTAATATTGCACCTTCAGAAGAAACGTCAGGTATTGATGCAGATTGTATAGTAAATTCGGCACCAGAATATGTTTGACTATCTAAAGACATTACAAATGATGACGGATTTAAAAAGTTAGTAGCTGGCATAATAGATTATTTATAAAAAAACCCCGCAGAAGCGGGGTTCTTTATGCGTAATTTCAGAAAATTACAGGTTAGTAACCTTACGTTTTCTGTAGTATACGTTGTTGCTATTTCCAGCAGTAACAAACGGGTTATCAGCGATGCCGTAACGAGTTTTGAATCCGATTCTTGGTTGGAAATCATTCTCACCAATTGTCTTCATCATGCTTAAAGGAACATACGGGCAATAGAACATACCAGCGTCATAAGGATTAGAACCCTTATATCCACAAGTAAAGTAGTCTACGCCTGCATATGGATCGATATACACTTTAATGTTGCCATTTAAAGTACCAGCAAGTAGAGATCCAGTTACATCTGAATCCATTTGCTGTGAACCTAATGCGCCCATGCCAGTGTCCATAACGCCAGCAGCATTTAATGCCGCAGCAACGTTGTTAGATACCATTACCCAGTTACCCTTTCCACGACGTGTAGAAACAGCAATTTGGTTACACTCATGCTCAATTGCTTGAACTAGAGCTTTGTAACGTTCAATCGACCAACGAGCGCCACCATTATCAGCAGCGTTAGTTGCATTCCATGTACCAGCAGATGCACCGCGAGTTGAAGTCACAGAGTTGATGTTCAACAATCTGATGATTTCACGATTCATTTCAGCAAGAATTTCTGTTGAAAGAATGTTCGCAAGTTCTGTCTCAGCAGAAAGACCATGTACCGCTTTAAGGTCTTGTGCTAATTCAGTTGTGTACTCAGCTTTAAGAGCACGAGACTTTGCAGTCACAGTAGTCTTATCGATTGAGAATTGCATCTCAGGAATTGCAGGTGAACCTGAAGTTCCTTGAGCTTCAGCAACCGCTGTGGTGTTACCAGAACCTGGCTGATACTCAGCAACAGTATCTGCGTCATCAGGCTGAACTTCATCACCCGCGAACGGATCATTTGAACCTTCAGAACCTGTGTCTCCAGATAGTGCACCTGAATATTCAGTGTTGGCTTCGTCGAACAATGCCTCAGCGCCAGCGGCGTGAGTACCAGTTCTACCAGCAGCAGTATATTGTGCTTTCATTGCAAAGATTAGGCCTGTTGGACCAGTCATTGGTTGAACACCAACTAGGTCGAACGCTAACATTGCAGGAGTCGCACGTCTTACTAATGATATTAGGACAGGATCCCAAATATCAACTGGACCAGCGCCTGCAGCTGCACCCGCAACCGCACCAGCACCCATAGCGTTAGCAGCAGCAGCTTCGTTCAAGCCACGCTCTTCAGCAAATGCTTTTTCTTGGTTTTCAAGAACAACAGCAGTAACCGCACGTCTGTGTGGATCGGTTATCTTGCCAGCATCTTGAGAATCAAGTACAGGAGCCCATTTTTCCTGTAGTATTTGTCTATTAATTTCCATTTAAATATCTCCTTAAAATGGGTTATTTACTAGTGCGCTCGATTGCGCTTAGATATCTCTTCATTGTATCAGAAACATCTTGTTCTTGTGAATCCTCAGTAATGGCATCAACTTCTGATGTCTCGACTGTGGTATCTTTATTAAGGTAAGATTCCTTAATTGTCGCTACTTTAGTTGCAAAAGTTTCATTATCGTCAGCTTCAACACCTTCGATTAACTCTTTTAACTTTGCTTCTTCAGTTGCCGCTAAGCCTGCGCATGCTTCAGTTACGATATCCTTACGTTGGTAAGTTTTAACTTGCTCAGCAAGTTCCATAGCTTTAGCAGTAGCATCATTCAATTGTGACTTCGCATCTTTAGCTTCTTCAGATAGGGCATCTAAGATGTCACCCTTATCTTCAGGAACATTAATGTGATGTTCACTAAACAATTGACCTAGAGAATCAATAAATGACTCTGTGATTTCAGATTTCAAAGAATGCTCAATTGCAACTTCGTTATCTTTCATCCAGTTTTCGACTACATATGTTAAGTAACCGTCAACTTTGTCAACTAAATCTTCTTTAATAGCTTCAACTTCACCTGCTAGATCAGAAGCATATCTCTCTTCTAATTTTGCAGTTTCAGAAACGATTTTAGATTTAAGTGCAGCTTCGAAAATAGTTTCAGCTTTCGCTTTAAAACCTTCAGATAATGTATCTTCGTCTTTAACCAACGCATCAACATCTTCTTTAAATTTCTTTTCAACTACGTCACCTTCAGAACCATCGTCAGACTTAACTTTCTTTTTCTTAGCCTTTCCTTTGCCCTCAAGGTCGCCTTCGTCATCAACAGTTTCATCTTTTGATTTCTTAGACTCTTTCTTAGTGCTCTTTTCTTCTACATCGCCTTCATCTTCATCACCTTCATCGTCCTCTTCTTCTTCATCGTCTTCCACTTTAGCTTTCGCTTCTGCTTTTTTCGCTGCTTCGAAGATCGCGTCAAGGCCCTCTTTAGACATTCCTGTCATTGAGGCTTGTATTGCTGATACTGTACGAGCTTCCGTAAGAGGTGCTTCAGGTACTTCTACCGTTGCTTCTACTTCCGTATCCTCTACGATAACCTCTGCTACATCTTCAACAATTTCGTCTTTGATTTTCTCAGACATTGTATTCTCCTATAGAGATTATAGTTTAGAGAGGAAATGCTCAAAACCTGCAGATTGTTGCTCTTCCGAGAACATCTCTTTAGGCTCTATCACTTCTGTCTCACCTTCATCAATTGTCTTAATGAAATGACCCGGTCTATCCTCTTCATAGGATACTCCTTCCATAATGCCATTAACATATGCATTAGGGGCGGAGGGATCTTGAACGATATCAACTGTATTCAGCATAAAATCACTTGCTACATGATTGACACCATTCTTCATTTCTAGACTTCCCATACCACGACTTGACACTCCTAATTGAACACCACCTTCGACAAGACCTTTAACAATCTTACCCATAGGGGTATCTAAAATAAGTGCTTTTCCCATCACATTATTACCGTCCCATTTAAGTTCAGTAATTCTGTGAGAAACTTTATCCAAATTAATGGAAGGCCCATCAGGGTGATTTAGCTCACCAACTGCGCGACCTGTAATAACTTGCTCGTTAACAAACTTGTCAACGGCTTTTGTAAGAACTTCTCTGGTATAAACTCTACCGTTCTTATTCTTATTCTCAGCTTGCATAAAAATACCCTCTAAAAAGGTATTCTTTTTACCATTCTTTCCTTCTTGTATAGAATAGCCTAATTGCGTCTGAGTATATTCTGTGATTAACTTCATTTATGCTCCCATTAATTTGATGAATTCTGTTACTGCTTTTTCAGCAGCTGCCTGATCTTTATACGAATCAAGCTTAAGACCGTCTATATACAAATTAAACTTCTTTCCAGCTTTTGTAATAACTGCCTCTATGTTTTTCTTTTTGCCAAGCTTTTTCATTTGCTTGACTACCTTTTCACCACCACCGAGCTTTAATTTTGCTTCAATTACTTCATTAAATGATTCCTTAAATGTCAGCATTTGCTTCAACTTCTCCTGTTTCGACTTCAGTCTCCGCAGCAGGTTCTTCAACTGCTGGAGTATCGTCAGATGCTCCATACATTTTAGAAGCAACTTCTTGTTTATGTGTGTCTAATGCGTCAATTAATTTATCATGCATAATACTATTAAATGTATTATTGCTCTTTTGCGCATCGCCCGTTTTTATATTGTCAATTAAGTCTCTTGTGCTCATAATCTCTCTGTTAAGTATTTATAAAAATGTTTATTTCTAGTAAACTTTATGTATACAATATGTTTATATAGCTGAATTAGCTATATCAGGATTAATATCATCAGGTTTCATAGGATCTTTCTTATTATCCTTAGCAATTTGTTTGATAGCTTCATCATCCAATTTAAGAATATTTCTACGTACCCAGTCTTTAGACCAGAATAAACCAATATATTCGTCCATCATTTGTACCATTTCTATCCTTTCACGAAGAATTTCTGCGTCCTTCAATTCAGCATAGTAGTTATCCCTTGAGTACTCAACAACAATCTCTTCGCGGATATTTACCCAGTCACTTGGCACAATAATCTTTTTAAGGATTAACTGCCTTTTCAGTGCTTCATAGAATAGTGTTGAGAATTTATTACGAATACGATCAATAAATTTCTGGAATTTAAGCTCGTCACGCGTAATTTCTGAAGATCGACCAACAGAAAATGCATCTGCTTCAGTCAATCTTGACATAGGTATATTTAAAGACCTATATAATTTTTGTTGGAAGTATTGAATATCTTCAATTTCTCCAAGATTTGAACCACCTGGAAGTGTATCAATTTCAGTACCACGACCGCCCTCTCTACGTGGCAACCAAAAGTCTTCCATAATATTACGATGAACTTTTTCATCTTTAAGGTTACCTGTGGCAGGATCGTATACAATCTTATTACGATATCTATTCATCGTATTATTCAAATATTCT